GTCAATTACAGTTGCCGGAGACAGACACTGGTCCGAGGCCGGAAGATATACCACCCGACGAAATAGACCCTTGAAAGAAGTATCTTATGTACCTTTGTATATAAACACTTCAAAAAATGTGACACAGGTAGTACCTTTTCTATCTTCTACTCATGTTTTATATGATATAATACCCAATATTAGATTACATGGGGTTGTAAATTATAATTTAGGTAGTTGTGCTGTTCCTGTTCGGTGTATCTATTTTCCTTACTTAAATGTATCTGCTCTGTACTTATCAAACCATACTAGTATCATTGGTTTGACATCACCTCATTTGTTACGCATTTCTAGAATACAATATGGTCCAGATATGTTTCCTTTTGGCACAATACATACTAATAATGTGTTAGAGTACTGTTTTTACATGTCTAAGCGTTCACTTAATTATAAAGTGCGACCAAACTACAAAGGTGTTAGGGCTGTGCTTGCTGGCAAGCTAGAACTGATAAAAACCAAAGTTTCTGCGAAACACTTACGGCATATTACAATTAAAGAGTTATCTAGTCTGGACTACGACACAATTGTTAGAATACTTGGCCCTGGTATGGCTTTGCTTGAACAATTAGTAGATATCCAAGTCCATGACAGTTTCTTTATTGGCATGTTAGTCTGGTTCTTGCTATTACCCAAAGAAGCGAGAGCCTTGATTAACAAATCTGATATATTACATATTAAATATACTTCTGTCGAACATTTTTCTACTTACATTAAAAAACATTTCTCTCTAAGATTGAAAGCGTTGCAAAATAATGTTAATATCGATCTGTCGCCATTTTTTGAGCTCGAAGTACTTGTTAATAGAGGAGTCGGTGAGATTGACTGGTCAGTGGAACAGGACCATAGACAAAAGCCCAATGTTGCTAAAATTGACCCGAAACGTATATTTGAAGAGGCTGGTACTCTATTTGCAAGGTTAAGACAGTTAGGTGGTCGTCCAAAAATGTATAACTGGAAAAACTTTTGGGATTCACGTTGGCAGTGGGCACCAACAGGCGCTTATTCTTCCCAGTATGAGGAAGATAAGGCATTCGCACACAAAGAGCACGATATGCGGCATAAATTTTATGGATTTTGTGCTATGCCAGATGTCAGCTACAGTTATTTTATTGAACGTAAGCCTGAGATGTTCGCTAAAGCCTCCATTAAATATGAGTGGGGGAAACAACGTGCTATCTACGGTGTTGATAATACTAATTTCATAATATCTAGTTTTGGTATGGCAGGCTGCGAAGAATTATTAAGTAAAATGTTTCCTATAGGACAGGAAGCTGAATCAAAAAAAAGTTGCTAGATCAGTTAAGGAAGTCTTAAAAAATGGCGTACCTTATTGTTTTGATTTTGAAGATTTTAATTCACAACATAGTACGGAAGTTATGCGTAGTGTATTGCATGCTTACATGGTAGTATTCAAAGATAAAATTGACCCAGAGCAACTTGGTGCTATTGACTGGTTGTATGAATCGCTAGGTAACGTCACTATTAAGCAACTTGATGGTAAAGTTTATAATACTGAGGGTACATTATTGTCGGGTTGGCGATTAACCACCTTCATGAATACTGTGCTTAATTATATATATACAAAAGTTATGATGGGTGATACGACATTTGCGACAACGCACAATGGTGATGATATACTAGGTGCTGTAACTAATATTGACCAAATACGTAATATGGAAGATAATGCGGTAAAGCATAACATCAGATTCCAGAATTCGAAATGTTTTCTAGGCGGGATAGCAGAATTTCTTCGTGTTGATCATAATAATGGTTTGGGTACACAGTATTTGGCACGTGCAGTGTCAACTTTTGTGCACGGTCCTACAGAGATGGCTATCCCTAATGATCCAGTGGCTATAATTAATTCAATTCTAACGCGGGCTGATGAGTTAACCTCTAGACAAGCAAACCCAGAAATAGTCTCTATACTAGAAAAAGCTCAGTTATCATATCTGTGTAAAAAATGGCAACTGGATAAAAGGGTGGTTACGGAATTTAGAAAAACTCACCGTATCTTCGGAGGCTACACCACAGAAGTGCATAATGAGGCCTTGAGATATAGGTTCCATCGTACTAGGATAAAACATACTACTGATGGTGTTGGACCATCTACTCATGCACGAGAACCATTATTGCCAGGAGTTTTTAGTTATTGTCGTAAGTTAGTACTCAAGTATGGATTAGAAACATACTTTAAACAAATTCTAAACACTGCAAACATGGCTGTGTATAGCAGATCCCTACAATACAAGTTCGGTCTTCAAGTTGAAAAACGCGAAGCTGACTCT